CACGTTTCTTATTATTATTTATTAAACTGAACTTGTCGGACCACTACCACCAGAAGTAGTACTTACAGTAGTTTCAGAAGTACCGTTCTGACCTGTATTAGCAGCATAAGAAGTAGTTGTAGTATAAGTACCTTCAAAGAGAGGAACACAATCATCAAAAGGAACTGATACAGAAAAAGTTTCAATTCTATTAGTAGCTTCCCAATCTAATTTAATAGGACCAATAATAGAAGGCCATGCACCGATAAGATTATACTGTCTTAAAACATTGTTGTTCTGACCATACTGAGTAATAGTCCAAGGAGTCTTATAAGCCTGAGTAGAAGCCATACTGTTAGTATTAAGTTCAAGAGCATTCATACTATTTGACCAAGCTTCGAATAAACTTCTAGTAGCAAAATCTTCGTCTACTAGAACCTGAATTTCCCAATCATCCCAAGTTCGGTCTCCACTAACCTTTACATATCGTCCGAAGTATGGTACAGGAACTACACCTACTTTATAAGAAGGAATAGAAGCTGACATACAAGAGAACTTAATTTGTGAAGCTACACTAGTAAGTGAAGGAACTCCACCAATTGCAGGAATAGTTACTTGAACATCAAATCTAGAAGGTCTAGCACCACCATATACTATAGCATTACTAAGAAATGCATTGATTTCTCCAAAAGCCATTTTTTATACTCCTTTAAAGTTATTAGTCATGTTTCTCTACCTTATGAAGCTAGAGAAACAGTATTGAAGGCTACACCATCAGGTACGGCATAGTATGTAATTTGAATGAAGTTAATGCTTCTTTCAGGTTTAACGAGAACGGCTGCTAAGAACTGATTACTATCAACAATGAAAGGAGTATTAATCGTAGAATCGCAAATTACTTGATAAGCACTAATACCTCGACAAGATTGAATCTGAGATAAGAATGGATTTACCATGTTTAAGAATGCATTCTGAGTAAATACGTCATTAAGTTCAAAGAGAGTATAACGAGCAGCTATTGCAATAGATGTTTCCATATAAAGGAATAGTCTACGGACGTTAATTCTATCGAATGCAGAAGGTTGCTGAGTAAAGGTTCTGTCACCATATAGATATGTACCTTGACCAGGGAATGTGACTACAGGATTAATACCATAAGGATAGATATAATCACGATCACCTTGTTGAGGATTCCAGGCTAGTTTAGTAACATTAGCAATTTGACCACGATTAAATCCAGCAGGAGAGAACCAAGGGAAAGAAACTGCATCAGTATAGGCACATAGACCAGCAATATCACCATTAAGAGGAATCCAACGATAGATATTATTAAACTGATCATATTGATACTTATAGTTGCAATCCATGAAGGCACGATCTGAAGAAGTAATAAGTGAAGCCCAATTTACTAGATCAGTTGGTATATCATTACCATTAGTATTATTTACTACTATACTCTTATCAGGAGAGAAGAATACAACTACGTCGCCTCTACCACTACCATTAGCAGTTGCAGGAATAGCTAAGTTATTAATAAGATAGTTTACTAGACCTGTATTGTAGTAAGTAGTATTGGTAATACCAGCGGTAAGACCACCTGACGGACCTTGTACAGATTTACCAGCAATGACAAGATTAATAGAAATGCTTTCAGTACCTCTAAATAAATCCCATCCGTTCATTAGAGCACCTAACTGGACATTACTTTCACCGTCACCATCATTACCCCAATAGAATGTCTGATCATAAGGAGCAGCAGTAGGAGTAGGAGAAGAAAGATTATTTGCAGTATTAGCAGGGAATCCTACAACATCATTAATATTATAAATCCATTGTGAATTCTGGTTAATTACTGTTCTATAGAAGTTTGTACTTCCATCTGAATTAACAGCATCAGTAGCTCTAGATAGACTGTTCCAAGATTCTAGAATAGTATTAGGAATACCTGTAATAATACCATTTATATCTACTACAACAACACTTACTAAGTCTTCTACTGTAGGTTTAGCACTATTTGCTTGATATGGTGTAACGAAAGTACTATTTGCAGGAGGGCAAACATTATAATATTGCCAATAACGTTCTACAGTATTAGCACCATATGTACTAGGAATAAGGTATCCATTGTTAGCAACTACAGGATTACCGTTATAAGGGCTAGTGAACTGGACTTTAACACTTGTAGCAGTACTATTAGTAATAGCATTAAGAGTATTAAAATTGACAAGCTGTAGAAGCTGATATGGTCTTGTGCTGTTATAGGTAGGAACACGGAACCAATCACCACGACCAAATGATAAGATAAGGGTATTTGCGAAAAGATTACCAGCAGCAACGTTTGAAGAATTTGTCTGAGTAAATACTAGATATCCTACATTACTACCAGGAGTAAGGTTTAAAGATCCGATATAAGAGTTACCAGCAGAAGCTCCACCACCTGTAATAGTACCAGAAAGAGAGACTATAGAATGATATTGATACTTATCAAAGCAGACACCTACTCTAAGTGAATTACCTAGACTACCAGGATTTTTAGCAGTCCAAACTACGTTGGCAGTACTAAGATTCTGGTTAGAATTCATAAAATTAGAGAATGTAGTGCTATTATAAGTAGCATTAGTAACCATAAGGACATTATTTACAGTAATACCACCATCATTTGCTACAGCAGTAATAGCAGCATTAGGCATTGTATTAACAGTAGAATTAGCAATAAGGTTTGAAAGAGAAGTACGAACAACGAAAAGAGAAGTACTATAATTTAAGAAATTATATGCACTAAACCAAGTTTCTGCATTATTATTGGTAGGAACACCAAAGAATGTCTGAAGTTGTTGTTGTGAAGTAACTAGGGTAGGTTGAAATAATGGACCCCAATTGAAGACACCGGCAATAGCACCAGTAGACGTACCTATAATAGGTACTGAAGTACTTACATTGACTTCACTGGAATAGACGCCAGGGGAAACGGGATTAAAAGCCATAATATCTCCTTATT